GCCCCCCCCCCCCCCCCCCCCCCCCCCCCCCCCCCCCCCCCCCCCCCCCCCCCCCCCCCCCGCCGCCGCCCGCCCCCCCCCGTTACAGCGCGGGGGTTGCGCGCTGGTGGACGACTGAATATCACATCCCCCCAACAGTGGACCGGCAAAACGAGGGACCGCACAGCGAGGGTAAGGACCGCGAGCCAGCAGGATGAAGCGAGCGGAAGGAGAGCGGCCGGAGGCCGCAGCAGCAGGGACGCAATTCATTCGCCCGCCAGCACGATGCGAAACGGGCTTTTCACATCAGTAGCACAGTAGCAAAGGACGCAGAGATGGGATTCAAGAAAGCGACAAAGGCAGCAGCAAACCTTCACGCGGCGATCTTCGGCCCCAGCGGGGCCGGGAAGACGTTCACGAGCCTCCGCGTGGCCACGGGCTTGGCCGGCGGCAGCCCGATCGCCGTGATAGACACCGAGCGCGGCTCGGCCAGCAAGTACGCCGACCGCTTTTCGTTCGACGTGCTGGAGCTTGAGGACCAGACCATCGACGGCTACGTGGCCGCGATCAAAGAGGCCGCCAAGGCCGGCTACAAGGTGCTTGTGATCGACAGTCTCTCGCACGGCTGGCAGACGCTGCTCGAGGAGGTCGAGAAGCTGGCGAAGGCGAAGTACAGGGGGAACACGTGGTCCGCCTGGTCCGAGGGCACACCGCACCAGCGGCGGCTCGTCCAGGCCATCCTGAACTACCCGGGCCACGTCATCGCCACCATGCGGTCGAAGACCGAGTGGACGACGGTGGACAACAACGGGAAGAAAACGCCGCAGCGTGTCGGCCTGGCCCCGGAGCAGGGCAAGGGCGTTGAGTACGAGTTCGATCTGCTCGTCGAGATCTCGACCGAGCACATCGCCAACGTGATCAAGGACCGCACGGGCAAGTTCCAAGACAAGCTGATCGACCGGCCGGGTGAAGACTTCGGCCAGCAGCTCGCTGCATGGCTCTCCGACGGGCTCCCGTCCCCTGTGGCTCCGGCGCCGGAGCCTGCAAGAACTGCCGACGCTACCGGCGGTACAGGGGGCGGTCAGCCTGTCGAGGAGCCGCTCGGCTTCAAGATCGCCGCGCACATCGCCCAGGCAACGTCTGTACGGACGCTCGGCAAGATCGCCGACCGGATGGAGGTGCTGGTCTCGGAAGGTCAGTTGACGCCGGAGGCTGCCGAGCAGCTCACGGCTCTTGTGAACATGCGCCACCAGCAGATTGAGCCGGAGGCGGTGGCCGATGCCTTGGCATGACTCGTGGAACGCAATGAGAGCAGGAAAGAAACCCAAACAGGAAAGGGAACCAATGGACTGGAACATTTCGGTAGAGGAGCCGGAGCAGGCAGCACCGACAGGCGCAGAGCGGATGGATCTGCCCGAGGGCGTCCACGAGCTTCAGATCAAAACGGTGTCCGAGGACACCACTCAGCTCGTGCTCGAGCTCGCCCACGAGGATCGACGCTATTGGTGGGTCAAGGTCTCGCTAAAGAAAGGCCAGACCTGGGCGCGTGTGCTTGTGGCCCAGCTTGCTGGTGCCCTGGCTCTCTCCGAGCAGGAGTGGTCTGACACGCAATCGGACGACCTCACCGGCCGCCGTGTGATGGCCGAGATCCGCCACAGGGTCGGCACCAACGGCCGCACGTTCGTCAACGTGTGGAAGTTCATGCCGATCCCGCAGCTGGCCTCGGAGGCTGCTGAGGTGGCGAAGAAGCCAGCCAGGACGCCGGCCGCCAAGGTCAAGGCGACGGCACCGGCGATTGGCTCCGACGACATCCCGTTCTGAGGAGACGCCAGTGGTGACTCACGAGTGGATTGAGCAGCACAAGGTGAATGTTGTGAACGTCGTTCGATCTCGCCGAGGCTGCGACGAGCTCGCCGACGACTTGGCTGGAGTGCTGAACGTCTGCTACCGCGTGCTGAGCGAGGCCCCACAGCTTCGCCGTCGCATCGCAGAGCTAGAGAACGAGTTGGCAACGCTCAAGCCAGCGCCGCTGCCGGTTGAGCGTGAAGAGTACGGCATGCACATCAAGTACACGGGCGATTGACGGTAGGGCACGTTGCCCCTGGTTCGGTGGTTCCAAGGAGGGATCTGTTATGTCCGCAAGATTCATGATGGTGATGACGCTGGCCCTGTTGCCGGGCGGTTTGGCCCAGGCCGACCAGACGTTCACGGTGACGACGACGATCACGGCCCAGCAGCAGGCCGACGAGAACGCCCGCACGGGGCGGATGGCCCACTGCCGGATTCTGAACGGCCGGCGAGAGGGAATCGGGTTTTCCTCGAGCTCGGCGCAGCAGGCCGTGGAGTCGTGTTGTTTCTATCGCGACGCCCAGCGTGGCCGCTATCGGATCGTGGAGCAGGGAGTGGCTCGCGGCCCACGCGGTTGGTTCGCGGTAATCCGCTACGAGTGATCGACAGCGGCCCGCCCTGGTCGTCGTGGCGTTTGCATCCGCCGCAGGGGTCGCGAAGCGGGAGTCGCGAGTAACCACCGCAGCTCGGGCCGGGAAGCCTTCCCTGGTGACCGAGCCGCCTGCCCGGCGTAACCGGGCCAAATCACAGGAAAGGGATCACATGCCAGGAAGACCGCCAGTGCCAGTTGATCGCGTGAAGCAGCTGCTTGCCGAGGGCGTGAAGCAGTCGGCGGTCGCGGAGCGGCTTGGCGTGTCGAAGACGGTCGTTAACTGCATCGCACACGGCAAGTATCTGGAGGGGTCAAAGTGATCAGACCGCACTACATCACGCCACCGATTGAGGATGGCTTGCCGCTGTTCGCAGCCGCCAGGGCGTCAGACCCGGCGACATCGCACGCGGCGGCAGCGCAGGCCGGCGGGCTGGCCACACGGCACCAGCGGCAGATCCTCGCGGCACTGCTCGACGGCCCGGCTGGGGCCAGCGGCATTGCGGCACGCTGCGGGCTGCTGCCGCACCAGATCGGCAAGCGGATCAACGAGCTGGCCAAGGCTGGCAGGATCGTCGAGACGGGGCGGACGGTGACGAGCTCGAGCGGCAGGGGCGAGCGAGAATGGAGGTGCGTGTGATGGCGGACGTTACAAGCCTTCTAAACGCCGAAGCGATGTCTGAGAAACTAAAGAACATTGTTTCTGCAGATCGTCTCTTAGAGCTCGCATCGTGCGGCATGGTTCCGCACTACGACGTTGACGGCAATGTCATGTTTGGGCCTGGAGAGACAAAAGAGTGGCTTAATCACAACCTCGTAGTCAGAAAGGCCGGTCGGCACCTTGGAAACTCAATCCTGACAGTGGTTGACGTAATGGCCCCCAACAAAAGCCGAGACTCCATACCGCTGGAGTTGAGCGCAATAGCTGGAATGCTAATTCCTTTATCGATTCAATCCGCCGAATCTGTCGGCCTGCCGGGAGTTTACTTTTTGTGCCATGAAGGTGCCGTCGTTTATGTCGGACAAAGCGTGAATGTGTTTGGAAGGGTTGGAGCTCACATTGGTGTTAAGACGTTTGACTCGGTTTGGTTTGTCCGAGTTCCACAGAGCGACCTTGACTTTGTCGAGGGTCAGCTCATTCGCACGCTAAAGCCAAAATACAATCACGATAAAAAAGGCCGCATTATTGCGCCTGGGACATTTAAGCCCGCAGAATGTGACGAGAGCATTCAGTGTGTGGCCGCTGTTGCCGGCTGGCCGTCGGAGGAATCTGATGGCCACTGACATCCCACGCCGCATGATCGACGACCTGGCGTTCGTCATTGAGTCCGCCAGCCTAAACGAGCTACAGCTCCAGCCGCCGGTCGCTGGTAACAAGTATTCGGCAGATGTGATGGAGAAGAAGCCGAGCAGGCCGCCGGTCGGCGTGCAGGGGATGATTCTCGACGCTATGGACAGCTTGACGATCACTCGGGCCGAGGCGTCTCAGCTGCTCGGGCACGTGCAGAAAAGAATCAACCCCAGCGGCGGCACGTTGTGCCGCGTGCTGCCCAATGGCGACATAGTGGCCATGACGGCCGCACCACAACCAAAGGAGGCCACGGATGGCCAGTAGCTGGTTCGCATTCTTCGGCCGCGACTTCCTCGCATCCACCCTCGGGTGGTCGGCGGAGGAGCGTGGCCACTACGTGACTCTCCTGATTGCCCAGTGGGAGCAGGACGGGCTGCCGGCCGACATGAAGCGGCTCGAGCTCATCTCGCCTGGGGTCGGGAAGGCATGGAAGACGGTCGGCGAAAAGTTCCCGGTTGGGATCGGCGGCAAGCGCCGGAACATCCGCATGGAGCACGAGCGGCACCTGTCCCACGAACGGAGCGAGCGGGCTCGTCAGTCCGCCTCCGCGAGGTGGGCCGGGAGGTCCGCGGCACCTGCCCCAGAAGTGGATA